GCCCTACAGTGGCTAGCAGCACGATTACAGATGAGTTAAGTTTTATTGTGGCTCCTACGCCAGATGCGCAGTACAACGTCGAGCTGCATTACTACTATTACCCACAGTCGATTACTGTGGCTGCTGATGGACGCACATGGTTGGGTGACAACTACGATCCTGTTTTGCTTTATGGCTCATTGGTAGAAGCCTACACCTACATGAAGGGTGAGCAGGACATGATGGCGTACTACGAAAAGAAATACCAAGATGCAATGATGCAGTTGAATCGTCTGGGAACTGGTCTCGAACGTGGTGACGCATACCGCGACGGACAAGCAAAGATTAAGGTTAATCCGTAATGTCTATTCAACAGGGACTGACGACAAGTTTCAAAAGCCAAATGGTTCAAGGCCAGCAGAACTTGTCGGCAAATACTTTGAAGATGGCGTTGTATACAGCCTTTGCTACATTAGGCCCAGATACAACGGTGTACTCAACAACTAACGAAGCAACAGGTACAGGGTATACAGCAGGTGGCGTTACTATGTCTGGTGTGACTATTAACACTAACGCAGACGGAGTTGTGTACATAAACTTTAACAACGTAGTGTGGACTAATGCGTCGTTTACTGTGCGTGGGGCGCTTATTTATAATACGTCTCAGAGTAATGCTTCTGTGGCTGTGTTGAACTTTGGGTCTGATAAGACCTGTGTTAACCAAACTTTTACCGTCACTATGCCTGCTAACACAGCAACGACGGCTTTAATTCGTTTTCCTTGAGGAGTAACCATGTCTACTGAAATATCAAAAACAAGCGACTCGGTTTCGGGCGCTGTTATCCGTAAGTCCGATTTTGTCCATAGCGCGTCCGCTGGCGGTGTTTTTACTATTGTCTGCCGCGACAAAGATGGCAACCTGAAATGGGAAGACTCAAGTCCTAACCTAGTGGTTAATCAAGGTTTGCAGGATATGAACGCCAAGTATTTTGTTGGTACAACGTACACCGCTGCTTGGTATTTAGGTTTGATTACTGGCCCATCTTCCGGTACCACATTCTCTGCTGGCGATACTTTAGCTTCTCACGGCGCTACTGGTTCGGGTGGCTGGACTGAAGACACTAACTACGCAGGTAGTCGTAAAGCGTGTACGTTCGGTACAGCTACTACGGCTGACCCATCGGTTATTACTAATGCGTTGAACACGGCTTCATTTACTATGAATGCTACTACTACGATTGCTGGCGCGTTCTTAACTAATGTGGCGTCGGGCACTTCGGGTATATTGTTTTCGGCTTCTGACTTCCAATCGCCCGGTGATCGTGCGGTTGTAAACGGCGACGTTTTGGTTGTTACTTATACGTTTAACCTTGACGCTACCTAATAGGAAATTAAGTGGCTGTCGTCGATGGCGGATTTAGTAGCGGAGAATGGGGACAGCCTGCGGCATGGGGTTGCTCTGTTTACTATCCGCTCGTCACCAACGGCGGCTGGGGTAATGGTACGTGGGGTGAGTTAGGCTGGGGTTTAGGTGCGGGTATAGTTTCTGCGTCTGATACTGTTTCAGCAGTAGGTACGGCTAATGTTTTTGTTTCTGAGACGGCAGCGGGAAGTGACATTGTTTTAAGTACGCCGTTGCTTGGTGCTAGTGTTTCAGAAACAGCGGCAGGAAGTAGTGTTGTTAGTAGCCTAGCGTTGTTCGGGGTCAGCATTGTTGATGCCGCAAATGCTTCAGAAACAGTTCTTGGGTGGAGGCAATATGACCGCTCAATAATTGAAACGGCAAATGCAAATGATGACGATGCTTCTGCGCTACCTACGTACGTTACTTTTATAAGTGAAACAGCGCAAGCAACCGATAGCGAGTCTAGTATTTTTGCTATTACGGCGCTTATTAGTGAGACAGTAAATGCAACAGACCAAACACAAGGTGTTAGGTTTACCACCGGTAGCGTAATAGAAACCGGAGCAATTGGTAGTGAAACTGTTTCAGGTAAAGCAGATTTTGCGGTTAACGTATCAGAAACAAACAGCACATCAGAGCAGGTTGGTACAGGAGTGCAGGTTTTTGCAAATGCTAGTGAAACAGCGCGTGCGCAGGATGTTGTAAATAGAAGGTTATTGTGGGAGCCAATTGACACAAATGTTGATGGCGGTTGGGCACTCATAAACACTAATCAGTAAGGAAGAATTATGGCAAGTACATACAGCGATTTAAAATTTGAACTGATTGGTACAGGTGACCAAGCAGGTACATGGGGCGCTACAACTAACACTAACCTCGGCACCGCGATTCAACAGGCTATTACGGGCACTGTAGACATTACATTTTCTAGTGCTGATGTAACGCTTACGCTAACCGATACTAACGCTGCGCAGAATGCTCGTGCCCTACGTCTTAACTTGACCGGCACATCTGGCGGAGCGCGTAACTTAATTGTCCCAGCCATTGCTAAACAGTACATCGTCAACAACGGCACAGCAGACACGGTTACGATTAAAAACTCTAGTGGCACCGGTATAGCTGTTCCCACCGGCGTGACTTTGACCGTATTTAACAACGCAACTAATGTTGTAGTCGCAAACAACTACGCGCCGACGTTTGCTGCGGGGCAGATGAATTTACAAGCCCAAGGCCCATTACGTTTTGAAGATGCGTCTGGCGGTCAGTATGTAGCGTTTGCTGCACCTACTACAATAGCTTCTAACGTAACGTGGACGCTACCAAGTGTAGACGGTACAACCGGGCAAGTGCTTTCAACAAACGGTTCAGGTACGTTGTCATGGGCAACGGCTAGTGGTATTTCAACAGGTAAGGCCATTGCGATGGCTATGATCTTCGGTTTCTAAGGAGCTTTAAATGGCAAACCCTAATATTGTTAACGTAACGAGCATTTTTGGAAATGTGGCCTACGTTATCCCATCGTCGGCAGCTACTGCCACGACTTCATGGACGTATGACGGCACGACTGCTCTTACTGGTTTAAAGCCAGCAACGAATACAGTTAACCGCATTACATCTATAACAGCGTCGAATACGACTTCAAGTGCTGTGACTGCAACGATTGCGATTGGTAACAACGCTACGTTCGGTTCGGCTACTGTGATTACGTATCCTGCGTATCAGATTTCAGTGCCGCCAAATGCGACGCTGATTATCATCGACAAGACCAACTCTGTGTACATCACTGAGAACCAATCTGTCGCTGCATATTCTGGTACAGCTAGTGCGCTGACCTTTACAGCTACGTTTGAACAAATCACGTAATAGAGGCTGACATGGGACTTCGTTATCCCGGTGGTTATGTCACGGCGACGTACAACCCGTTAGCTCTAACTGCTATTGCCTATAACCTTCTGCTTGTAGCAGGCGGGGGTGGTGGTGGATACATAGGCGGCGGCGGGGGCGCGGGTGGAGCGCAGCTTACGTCGTTTGGTTTTGTAATTGGGACTACGTACAGCATCACAATTGGTGCTGGCGGTGCGGGTGGAACTTCTGGTGCTAGAGGCACAACAGGATCAAATTCTGTTTTTACGGGAGTTACTTCTTCTGGCGGTGGTGGGGGCGGCACAAATACTGGCGACAACTCTATTGCAGCGGGTTTATCCGGCGGTTCTGGCGGGGGCGGGGCTTCTGTAGGTGGCGGCACTCCAAGCGGGGCTTCTGGAACATCGGGTCAAGGCAATGCGGGTGGGTCAGGAAATATATCTAGCCCATATCCTGCGGGTGGTGGCGGCGGTGCTGGTTCTGCTGGGGGCGTTGGTTCTGGTAGTGTGTCTGGCAACGGAGGCAATGGCATTGCAACCCAAATTACTGGGTCACAGACGTACTACGCTGGCGGAGGTGGCGGCGGTAGCCGTGGAAGTGGAACAACGCTTGGCGGTGTCGGCGGCGGGGGCAATGGCTCACCGGATTCCACAACAGCTTCTGCGGGTACGGCAAATACTGGCGGGGGCGGTGGTGGGGGCGGTTTAACTGCAAACGGCGGCGCAGGCGGTAGCGGCGTAGGTATTATCCGTAGCCCAAGAGCAGCCGTTTCGTTCACAGGATCCCCAACAATTACAATGGCTGGTAGTGACTACGTATATACATTCACTGGCAACGGAACAATTACATTCTGAGGTAGATATGAGCCATTTCGCAAAGCTTGATGACAACAACGTGGTGCTAGAAGTCAACGCACTCAGCAACCATGAGCTAGTCACCAGCAAGAATACGGTAGACGAGAACGGCAATGTAGTCGTGTCTCTGGTTGAGTCTGAAGATAAAGGCATCGCTTTTCTGACTGCGTGGTCAGGTGGTCATACTAACTGGAAGCAGACAAGCTACAACGCTACATTCCGTGGCAAGCTGGCGGGTATTGGCGACACGTATGACCCAGTAACAAATACGTTCATATCGCCTGTACAGCAAGAAGTGCCAGCGGGTCTACCTACGATGGATTTAACCGCGCTAGAGACTCAGCCAGAACCAGCAATAGCGTCACAGGCGCAGGTCGATTTAACCTCAACAGACTTACCGGCTATCACTAGCGCAGACTTTCCTGCAATTACTTCAGAACAGATAACGGGGCTATAACATGCCACAGTACCAAGGTGTATGGACGCTAGAGCAACAGGCTCAGGCTCAGTCTAATCAGCAATGGGTAACTGACCCTAATTTCAAGAACACTACGTTGCTGTTGCAGGCTGACGGTACAGGTAGCGGCTCACAGAATCAGACGTTCTTGGACGGTAGCACGAATAATTTTTTTATCACGAGAAATGGGAATACCACCCAAGGATCGTTCTCACCGTTTAGCCAAGCTCCGGGGTATTGGGGTAATTATTTTACTGGGACTTCTGGTTTAACAACCAATTCTAATGCCGGTATGGGGGTTACTAGCGGCGGTGACGTAACTATTGAGGTTTGGTTAAACACACTTACAACTGCAACTAACGAAGGCTTAGGAGATTCAGGTAACTCAATATGCGGCACAACGGATGAGGCAGCGTGGAATAGTACGTCTTACGGAATTATTCTTAACTCTACGGGAATTTGTTTGTACAACGGAAATGGTGGCGGTGTTTTGTGGAGCATGGCGTGTTCTATAAACGACGGTAAATGGCATCATGTTGCAGTTGTTCGTGCTAGTGGCACATGGCAGACTTTTATTGATGGTAGGTCTATAGGTACAACCACAACACAAGGAACTAGAGTTTTAGGTAGTGATACTTATAAATACGCAGTTGGTACAGTTGCTCCAAACGGCGCTTCTGGCGCTTTCTTAGGTTATTTATCAAACTTCCGTTTTACAAAAGCAGCGGTATATACATCAGCTTTTACACCACAGACAACACCATTTACTGCAATTACAAACACTACGTTGCTTACGTGCCAATCAAATCGATTTGTAGATAACAGTAGCAGTCCAAAAACATTTACTATTTATGGTTCACCCTCCGTCCAAGCCTTCGGCCCTTTTGCTCCTGCGCTGCAATGGACACCAGATGTGGTTGGTGGGTCGGGATATTTTGATGGTACGGGTGATTATTTACTTACCCCAAGTAATGCTGCTTTTGCTTTAGGTACAGGGCAGTTTTGCCTTGAGGCTTGGCACTACCCAACACAAACCTCTGCTGGCGGGATAATACTCAGCAGCAGAACTGGAAGTATTAATCAAGCAAGTAGTTTTACAATGATGCAGTACACGGGTACGACATACTCAATGTACGCCAACGGAAACCATGTGTTAACTACCATGACTCCGTTTCAGTGGAACCACATCATCATTACTAGAGACTCGTCGAATACTCTTCGCCTTATTTTGAATGGTGTTCTTGGTAATTATGAATCATCGTATGTTGAAGATATAACACAAACCACAATGGGTATTGGCGCGTTAACTAATGGGGGTGAACCGGGATACGGCTACACTACAGGACATCGCGTTATTAAAGGCTCTATACCTACTACGTACCAAACTAGTAGCACGACTATAGGTGCGACAATCTTCACGCCGCCAACTCAACCTGTCACGCTGACAAGCCAAGGCGCTACGTCTGCCAATGTTTCGTACCTAAGCAACTACACCAACGCCGGTATATACGACGGCAAGATGGCGAACAATCTGGAGACAGTAGGCAACGCACAGGTAGCGACAAGCCCTGTGAAGTACGGTAGTGGGAGTATGTACTTTGATGGTAGCGGCGATTATTTAGTAATGCCTCAGTCCCCTACTTTGTCTGTAGGCAGCGGTAATTTTACCTATGAGATGTGGTTGTTTCCAACTGACATAACTGATACCTGCATTTTTGATACAAGAACAACTAACAACACCACAACAGGATTTGCCTTTCTTATAAACGGTTCAAGCTTTTTAGCTATCTACACAAACGGTACAGTTTTAACATGTACAACACCTATTGCATCTGGTGTGTGGCAGCACGTTGCTGTGGTTAGAAGTAACGGCATACTGTATGTTTATTTGAATGGTGTATCTATTGGTTCAGCGGCTTTTACAAATACCTTGAGCGATAAAACATTTAAGCTTGGTGCGTATGTTGATAACACAGGAAATTTCAACGGCTACATAGACGATATGCGTTTAACAAACGGATTAGCCCGTTACTTCACCACATTCACGCCTCCACAACAGGCACTGCCGAGACAATAAGGAATAGAAAATGAGTGACAAATATCCCGGTGGGTTTGTAACTGCTAATGCTCCAGCAGGGTTCTCTGTTGCGTTTGATGGTACGGGTGATTATTTAACGGCGGCATCTAGCTCAAACTTAACGCTAGGTACGGGTGACTTCACTATCGAGGCGTGGATATACCCAATAAATTGGACTAACAGTTCAGCAAGTGTGGTTCGTGGAAACGGGGTAGTTAATTCACCTGCTTTTGCTAAGGTTGACGCTACCGCATTTTTTGGCATTGCAAATGAAGGTGTTGCGTGGATTATTAGTGACGCTGCCTTACCTACAGTTAATTCGTGGTCGCACGTAGCTGTAACTCGTTCTGGGACTACTGTAAAGATTTTTATTAATGGCGTTCAGTCAGGTTCAACAGCAACAAGCTCGGTAAACTTCACAAACCCTATTAGAACTATTGGCACAAATAGTGGCTCAGACGCATTTTTTACTGGCTACATATCAAACGTGCGTGTTCTTAAAGGTACGGCGTTGTACACAACTACGTTCACGCCTCCTACTCAAATGTTCCCAGTGACAAACACGCAATTGTTAGCTTGCCAAAGCCCAACAATTATCGACAATAGCACTAATGCACTTGCAATCACTGTTAGTGGCGACGCTAAGGTAAGCAACTTCACACCATTCGCTGCATACCAAGGATTCAACCCAGCGCTAGGCGCTGCGGCTGGTGGTGTATGGACGTTAGACGAAGCTGCGTATTACCAACAGAACCGACTATGGCCTATCTACGACCCGTACTTTAATCAGACCACGCTAATGCTGCATGGTAACGGGACTAACGCTGCACAGAACAATACGTTCTTAGATAGCTCAACGAACAACTTCACAATTACTAGGAATGGAAATACGACCCAAGGTACGTTCACGCCTTTCAGCCAGACGGGGTGGAGTACGTATTTTGTACGGGCTAACACTGATTACCTTGGCTTACCTAACGGCAGTCTTGCTTTAGGTTCAAACGATTTCAGCCTAGAGGCTTGGGTATACCCATTAGACAGAAGTAACGGCTATTCTTTCCTTGCAGGTAATACAGATAGAGCAACGGCTGGAGGAAGCTCATTTACGCTTTCTTTAACCAACAGCAACGGTTATTTTGAATCGACCTTTTGGTTTGGAGGCTCTGCTACAAATCTTTACTCTCCTTCTGTTCCTATAAATACGTGGACGCATCTTGCTGTCTGCCGCACTGGCAATACGCTTGGCATGTTTGTAAACGGCGTTAGCGTTGCAACAGCCTCATGTTCAGGTTCTATTAATGCGGGTTCATCAACCTACAACCCGTCAATTGGTTCTAACGGAACTGGCAGTGCGGATAATTGGAATGGATACATTTCAAACGTCAGGGTAATTATCGGTTCTGGTGGTTATACTCCTAACCAGAACTTTACTCCGTCAACTGCTCCGCTGACCGTCACAACAAACACAAAACTGTTGGCAACTCAAAGCAATCGTTACGTTGATAACAGCGCCAACAACTACACAATAACCCCCGGAGGCTCCCCATCCACCCAAGCCTTCAGCCCGTTCGTCCCTGCGTACATCACGCCGACGACGTATAGCAATTGGTTTGACGGTAGTGGGGATTACTTACAGATTGCAAGCGCGACTGCCTTGCAGTTAAACACTAGTGTTGCTTGGACAATTGAGGCGTGGGTATACCCAACGACTTTATCTGGTGACAACGGCATTATTGCAAAGCGTTCTGGTGGTTCAACAGAATGGCAGTTTAGTCACAGTTCTAGCTCTGGTTTAACTTTATATACTGGCGCAACCACTTATTTTTCTGGGCAAACGCTGACAGTAAACAAATTCCAACACGTTGCAATTACTTGGGATTTAACAACACTGCGGTTTTTTATAGATGGCGTTCAAACACCAACGACCAACACAGGCATTTCCTTACCTGCGTCAAATACGTATCCGGTAAACATAGCCAGTAACACAGCGGGTGGTGAGACTTGGTATGGTTGCATTTCCAACCTGCGCCTTGTAAAAGGAACGGCTCTCTACACAGCGTCGTTCACGCCACCCACAGCGCCGTTGACTAACATCACGAACACAAGCTTGCTGACATGTCAGAGCAGCACATTCATCGACAACAGCAGCAACGCATTCACTATTACTGCGGCGGGTAATACACTGCCTGTAACATCCCCTACGCCATTCCCAGCAAAGGTAGATCAGACTACATTGAACTCTGCCTACAGCACATCGCTAATAGGTGGTAGTGCGTACTTTGATGGTACAGGTGATTATTTAAGTTTAGCTCAACAAACCGCCCTAAATTTTGGTACGGGCAACTTCACGCTTGAGGCTTGGGTATATCCAACTACTACACTGGGCGATGCTACTTGCATTTTTACATCGGTATCAAGTGGCGGTTTAATGTTTGGTACAAATGGCGCTGCGGGTAGTGGTGTCTGGGCGTTAGGAAGAAGGGGTGTTTCTTGGGATAATTCTTCTAGTGCTATTCCTGTATTAAATCAATGGCAACACGTTGCTGTATGCCGAAGTGGGACTAGCGTAAAAATATTTGTAAACGGTGTGCAGTCTGGAAGTACCTTTACAAATTCAACAAGCTATGATTTAAGTTTGGGTGGCACAATTATTGGCTACCAAGTTAGTTACATGAACGGTTATTTTTGTGGTGTTAGAGCTACAAACTCCGCGCTATACACAAGTAACTTCGCCCCACCTATTACACCACCTACGCCTGTTACCAACACACAGCTTCTGCTCAACTACACCAACGGCGCTATCTTTGACAGCACGGCTAAGAACGTATTAGAGACTGCGGGTAACGCACAAATTAGCACAGCACAAAGTAAGTTTGGTGGTAGCTCGATGTACTTTGATGGTACAGGGGACTATTTAAAAATACCAACCACGGGGTTGCTTGAGCCAAGAGTTGGAGATTTTACTTGGGAAGCTTGGATTTATCATACTACTTCAGCTAGTGGGACAATGAATTATTTTGCTCAAACCAATGGTGGTTTAGCGGTTAATAGAGTTAGCTCAGGTAAATTGCAGGTCGATATTTATAACGTAGCAGGGGTTATGACAGGGGCTACGACTATTCCAATTAACCAATGGGTGCATATTGCTGTATGTAGAAGAGGCGCAAATTGGTATGGTTTTTTAAATGGTGTAGTTGACTGCACTGCTTCAGCTACAAATAATATTACTGGCAGCGGTGATGCAATTGGGGTTGGCGCAACTTCTACTGGTGTTGGCCCGTTTACTGGTTATATTGACGATATGAGATTTACCAAAGGCGTAGCACGGTACATAACAAACTTCACTCCACCAACGTCGCAATTGCAAGATCAATAGGAGGTAATATGAAAAGCTACATACTTGACCGTGTAAGAGAACCATCAACATGGCGCGGCGCTATTTTGTTTCTGACAGCTATCGGTGTGCCCATTGCTCCGCAAATGGCTGAAGCTATTGTTACTGCTGGTCTGGGTATTGCTGGTTTAGTCGGGATGCTTTCTTCGGATAAATGATTAACAGCCGTAGTCTTGACGATCTAATCCCACCCGCCAAAGCGCGGGTTCAAGCTTTTCTGGACGCCGCGAAAAAGCAGGGCATTGACTTGCTAGTAACAAGCACTTACCGCGATAATGCGAGTCAAGATGCGCTGTATGCGCAGGGGCGCACAACGCCGGGCAAGATCGTAACCAACGCTAAAGCTGGGCAATCTTGGCATAACTACAGATGCGCCGTGGATGTCGTCCCCATAGTGGCTGGTAAACCTCGCTGGGATGTTAAAGATGAAGTTTGGCAGCAGGTGGGTAAGTTAGGCAAAGCCGCAGGGTTGGAGTGGGCTGGGGATTGGAAACGATTTAAAGAGTACCCGCACTTTCAATACACAGGTGGCCTGACACTTGCACAGCTTCAATCAGGTGCAAAGATTGGATAAAAATGCCATTACAGAAACTACAGCTACGTCCGGGCGTCAATAGAGAATCTACTACTCTAGCCAATGAAGGCGGCTGGTTTGAGTGCGATAAGGTAAGGTTTCGTTCTGGATACCCACAGAAGATAGGCGGCTGGACACCTTTATCTAGTTCTACGTATCTAGGCGTAGCGCGTTCGCTCTGGAACTGGGTGACCTTGCGGGGGTATAACCTCCTAGGCGTAGGCACTAACGTCAAATACTACGTTGAGAGCGGCGGTACATACAACGACATCACACCCATCCGTGCCACTACAACGCTGCCTAACAATCCGTTTACAACTCAACTTAACCAGCCCAAGGTGACTGTCAACGCGCCGGGGCACGGTGCTAATAATGGTGACTACGTTACATTCTCTGGTGCTACAACTGTAGGCGGGTTGAGTTTAAACAATGAGTACGTCATTACGTACATAGACTCTAATAGCTACAGCATCACAGCATCAAGCAATGCTACATCATCTGCTACGGGTGGTGGGGCTGCGGTATCGGCTGCGTATCAATTAAATGGTGGTAACTCAACCGTTACGTACCAAACAGGTTGGGGTGCTGGTCTGTGGGGTGGATATACTTTTGGTACAGCAACCACAACTCTTAACGGCACTATAAATAGTTCAGCTACTACGGTAGTCGTTACTTCCACAACTGGGTTCGGTACAACGGGCACTATCTTAATTGATAGCGAGCTTATTACTTACTCGGGCAAAACCACAACGGACTTTACAGGTTGTACTCGCGGAGCTAACGGCACAATAGCTGCAAGCCATACAACAGGCGCTATCGTTACCAACGCGTCAATCT